ATAAAAATCAATCCTGTTGGAAAAGATGCTTTAATTTCAGCAAAAATTTATAAATGGGAAATAAACTCTGTAGAAAGATATAAAACCTCACTAACAAATAGTAATCAATTATTACAAATAAATTCCGAATCTGCACAAAAAGGTAATAAAATTTGTTCTTTCTATCCACCAACAAAATACAGAGAATTATTAAATGACAATAACAATACAACTGGTCATTCAAAAATAGTCGGATGGGCCTACGATGGCAACCCAATCTATGGATCAATTACAAACAGTATAGTTGGAACAGGATTTACTTTTGCAGAATCTAGTTACTCTATATCTGCAATAAATGATAGCGATTATCGACCTGTACAGTCAACATATCCTAATGGATATTTTACCAATGATTACTTATATGATGAAAGTGGGGATTTAGATGAATTTAATGGAAAATATACAGTAACTCCAGAATATCCAAATGGGACATATGCATATTTTTCGACTGTAGATAAAGCTAGTTTTGAACCAACTTTTCCATACATCACATTCAAACATCGTAATCATACTGATGATTTTAACTACAATTATCTAAATGATCAGTCTGATTTAACAATTAATGATGGTAAGTATAAGAGAAATGTAACTCACTTAGGATTAAATGAAACACATAGAAAGTATCCATTACTACAAGATACGTTAGATTCTAAACCTGTAATTGAGGTTGATGGTGTTAAGTCAGCAGAAATTACAGAAGTAACTATTGATGAGCCTGGAGAAAATTATAAAGTAAATGATAAATTAAATTTTAGTGATCCAACAATATC